AAATGTTGCGGAATCAAAAACTTCAGTTTGCACAAGGCGAGTGTTAAAGTTGTGAACAATTGCGAAAGAAAGTGCATTTGCGTCACCAATAACTTGAGTGGTTTTGCGGGCAAGAGTCGGGGTTGTGGAAGTACGGGTTCCTGTGTCACCACCAACAGCAAGGCTGTCGCGAGCACCTGATTCGGTTGTTGCTCCAGTGCCGCCCTGATCAACAGGAAGGGTGCCACTTGTGTCATCGGAGCCTTGTGCGAGATCAATAACATTTCGGCTAAGAACACCTGCCGTGTATGTGAGACCATCACCAGCAATGTCCGACTTGATCTTGAGACCATCAGAGGTGGTGGCAAGACCAGCAATTGCTGCGTCAAGTTTGATACCAACAGCATCCGAGGTGATTGCAAGACCAGTGCTACCACCAATGGTTACAGAAAGGACACCTGCGGAGTATCCAAGACCATCGCCAGCGGCGGCAGATGAAATACGCAAAGCATCAGAAGAAATTTCAATACCTGTACCAACATTGACGTTAAGTACGTCGCCAGTTTTTGAAAGACCGTCACCTGCAAGAATGTTTCCCGCTACCGAGAAAAGTGAGAACGCGAGACCAGTTGTGCCAACCGTGATGTCGCCATCGGTGATGAGAACCCAACCGCTATCTGCGTTCGTTGTTCCGTTTTCAACGAAAGTGAACATGCCCGGTGTGACTTCAGCATTGTTGTCTGCGTCAGTTGCTCGTGAAGCGGCACCAGAAACAGAAGCAATGTAGATACCGTTCTCTGAAGCGGTGCTTTGGTTCTTGACAAGGACACGGTCGCCAGCGACAAGTGTGTATCCGTCAATAACATCGCCAGCCTCAAGACCTGAAGCAATGGTGATCGCTGCGGTGGTCGCAACCTTTACGGATGCCTTAACATCTAGACCCGTGCGAGCCGCGTCAACATATCCTTTGTTGGCAACATCAAGATCATCGTTAGGTGTCGCGGCTTTGAAGCGACCGTTACCGTCGCGAAGAACAAGGGTGTTTATTGTTTCGGTTGCGGTTGCTGCGTCAAGTTTTGTTTTATCAGCAGCCGACATGACACCGTCAAATGACGATGTTGCGAGGTTTGGCTGAATCGTTACAGCACCATTGGCTTCAGAGATTGTTAGCGCTTCGGACTGATCACCAGTGCTGGTGATGCCGTGAAGCATCTTGCGCCATGCAGAACCCGTATAAACCTTGATGGTTTTTTCGGTGCTGTTATAAATTAAACGACCTTCAAAGTTGTCAACCGAAGGGTCGGATGCTAAAACCTCAAATTTACCGTTGATTAACTGGTTTTGATTGAGATTTAAATTTGTTACGAATTTTTGTGCCATTTATTTAAATCCTTACGTCAAATAAGCGAAACCAGAAAAAGGGGCTGAAAATGTTACGGTTATACTTGTGTTGCTATTATATACTACATCACCAACTACCACTGTTCCTGCACTATCCACAATTGTGACAGAAGGTCTCCCACCTAACTCGTGAGTGACATTCCAAGTAGATGATGCGCTACTTTGGGTATGGATCTTTCTGTCATTAAGAACAGCGGCGTCAATAGTCGCTGAAGACAAAGCAGTAAAAAATGGCGTGTCCGGCCATCCTGCCTCGGTTTTCGGACCATAAAAATCGCCAGTAACCGTATCAATGTAGATGTCGCCGACATTCCCATAATCTGAGGCAATAGAGGGCATTTAGATCTCAATCTCTATTTCCCAAGGCACACCAGCGCCATATACAACATTGGGATTGCTTGCAACACCCGGCAATTTAATCTGAATGATGTTGGGTTCTTCTCTAGATATCTCAACGATGTTTCGTCGGTCTTCAACAACGACATTAAAATCGGCGTTACCCATAGTGAGTTGGGTGGATAGATCACTCACTTTGTAACCTCTTTTTCAAGTTTGAACTCTCCTCTGACCACCTTGTAAACAGCGCCTGTAGCAGTTTTTACTATCTCCAAGTCATAAACCCCGCTCTTTAAAAGCGCCGCAGTCTCAACCGCAGTCAAATTTAAGGTTATTGTTCCAAGAGAACCGTTGATAGTGATTCGCCCATTGGTGGTGGTTAGGGACACAATCGTGTCTGAGTCATCAAGCGTGCGACGAACCGTCATGCGAGCCGTGTAGCCCACCAAAGAAAACACGGTTCCTTCGGCAGTTTTGATTTCAAGGGTACGAGTAAAAGTAGACCCCTGATCGCACACAATATTGTATTTCCCTGCAAGCATCAGTCCTCAATCTGTAAAGCAGTAAAAACCGCCACCACCTATCAAGAATACAACACTTACCCGTATTAGATTTGAAGCGTTAAGCCTTTTTCTTGCTTTTTGCTTGAGCATCAACGATTGCTGTAACAGCCGAGAAAATCGCTGTCGTGTTCTTGTCGCCGATCTTGGTTGAAACCCAAGCAAGGGCAGTCAGAGCGACAGGCATGATTACAGCCACAACTTCAGCCGAAACACCCCACTTGTTAGCAAGATATCCAAGACCACCCAAAAGGGCGCCTTTGACAGCCTGATCGCTTACATTCGCTTTAATATTCTTGTCCATTGTTTTCCTCCGATATAGGGAATTGGTACTCTCCTGCACGCATCATTTCCATTGCGGTTTCTAGCATCCCATTGGCAAGCCATGGGGTCATTGAATCCGAAATAGTTAGTACCAACTCTTGATTAGAGTCAGATACTATTTCTGCGATAAGCACAAAATTGGTTACAAGATTTTCAGGCAAAGCCCCCCGAAGGAGTTCTTCAACTTCTTTATCCACAGAAGTTTCATTTTTTTCTTCTTCCATGAATCCTCCAATTTTGACTTACCTACATATTCTACATCACGCAGTCAGTGTGTGGGTGACAAGCATTCCCAGAGGTCTTGCTGGCTCAATTAAACTTAAAATAACAGAATTTGAAAAGCCAATATCCCCAACCACGGATCCAAATGTTTCGGTTTGTTTTGTCGTAAAAGCCAAAGTGCTTCCCGAAAGCGTATAAGTGACGGTTTTTGCGCCAGTGAGGTTTCTCTGTGCGGCGCTTACCATTGATTGGATGGTTCCAGCGTTATGCCCGTAATAACCTGTTTCAACTTGCCATCTAGCAAACGAATCAATTCCCGCTGGTAAACCGCCAAGGCTTGTTGCATCGTTCCCGATAACATCGTTTGAATCCAAAAGACTTGAGTTGAGAGTAAAAATATTCCACCCAATACCTTCTGTGGATGGTTGGTATGTAATAAGAATTGGTCTGCCCCTGAACTGTGAGAGCCAAAACAGGTACGCGCCGTCACACACTCTTGGATCAGTCAATCTGCTAGCAGTAAAAAGATTATTGTAAGAACCACCCTCAGACGCATCTAAATACTCAAAAGATACAGTCTTATCGTAAATATCACCAGCAATAGTTGTGATTACGTCTACAAATCTTGAAAGAGGAAAAGTAGGGTTATTGGTTGAGTAATTAGCAGAATCGGTTTCTAAAAAAATTGGGGGAATAACACTCATGACGCTAGTAAAAAAATCACCCAAAAGGAATCGTTGTGCTGTATGTGCGGTTGGTCGCGCAATATTCAAATAAGCATCAGTCAATGTGCTGAAAACAACCCTGAAGTTCAAACCTATTGACCATCTTCCAGTCTCTGGAACGCTGACGGGTACGGCACGCACGAGTTGCCAAGCAGGGATGTCTGTGCCTCCGATATCCACAGATAACGAACCTTCGTTCCCTGTTATGCGGTCAAACGGATCAACAAATTCAAACAGGGATGTGTCTTCGTCAAATTCAACTTCAGTCAAGACTGTTTGCAAATAAAGCGTACAATTTTTTGTTGATTTAACCCACACAAACGCTTCAATATAATCATTACCATCCACATCTGTTGTTATGGCGTATTGGGATGGAGTAGAACCAACAGAAGAATGATAATTAAAACGGACATAATTGCCCACAGTTGACGGCGTAAGTTTAAGAGAACCATAATCTGAATCAAGATATATCGTAGGATCGGTAGTTATCGTCCCATCGCTTGACCACAAATCATCAACATTTGTTGAAACAAAAATGCTTTGTTCTAAGAAAAGCCTTTCCGATTCATCAATGTAGTTGTAAGTTGTACCCATAATTACACCGTCGCCACCGTTGTGCAATCACCAATAGGTACTGCACCTTTTTCCAAAATTGTCACGCTTAGCCCATTATTGGAAGCAAAAGTTGTGCTCCCAACAATGTCAACATCCAAAGATGAAACATACTTAACACCAACAACCTTTGATGCAATGGTTGTTAGATAGAGATGGTTGATGGTTGATGAAAAGTCCCAACCAGCAATGGAGAGATAGGCTTCAATTGCTTCAGAAACCGAAGTACCAACATCGGAGGTTGAATAGTTTGACTCAACGACGATGGTGCAAGCAATAGTGACGTTAAAAGTATTCATGTCGTGCATGTAAATACTTAGACCAGCAACCACGCGTGATTCAATATCTGTTTTAATTGCAAGTTTTTGTGCGACGCTAATAGGCGCACCCGTAGAGTCACACAACGAAATTGTTACAGCGCCTCCAACATTGGATGTTGCCAAAAGCATTCCGCTAGCCAAAACCACAGCACCAACCGTAGTAACTGCCGTGGCTATATTGCTATTAGTTTTTGCATAACGGAAAGTTGTTGTTGTCGGAACAACAGTAATCGTGTATGTACCGTTATAGGCGGCAGTCGCCATATCAGAAACTATGACACTGTCCCCTACAGAAAAACCGTGCGCGTACCTTGATGTTAATGTCACAACATTTGAGGTTAAAACAGCGTTGACGATGTCGTTTTCTTTTGCCTGTGTGAGGTCATAAACCTTGTAACGGCTTACCGTCGGATAGTTCACGGCGATATAGTTTGTCAACTGTGATGCCGTGGTAATAGCATTACTAAGCGATCCAAGGTAGGTTACAGCACGATCAAAATATTCTGCGTCTGTTTCTGTGTTGGTTCCCACGGTTGCCAAAGAAGTGAGGGTTACCCCCAAAATAAATGGAGTGCTTGAAACAACGGTTAGGTTTGACGGAACGGGGATATCTGGATAAACGGAAGGATCCGAAGCAATAACAGAAACAGACCCTGTCGTGCTCCCCGAGGCGATAGTTACATCATTGACTGTCTCATACAGGTACTGCGTCAGAACATTTGCAGAGTCGTAAACATCGTAAGAAAAAACTGTTCCAGAAGATATGGTTGCGCCAGTGTTAATTGAAAGTTCAATCAAAACGGTTGCTGTTGATGCGGTTGCTTCAATCCTCGTGAAACCCATCAGATTCAGCAATCCTTCCATGAGACCATCAGGAAGAGCATTGATCATCGCTATCAAACTCGCGGTTGAATGAGATACCGCTTCAAGTATCGCGTTTTCAATAGTCCCAACTCTTGGCGAGAACTCGGGCAGGGAAATCTGTGCGTATTCAACTGCGTCGTCATAAACGGTTTCGGTTGTTTTATTGTTGATTGTGAGATCAACATATTCAGCAAAGTTTGGTGAAGCCATTATCGGTTTGTCCGTTCAAATTTGATTGATAAATTGGATGTTCCATTATTATCTGTAACAACATTTACATCGGTTACATTTATCTCTGGAATTAATTTGCCAATTTCTTGTCCTACTTTTCCAGTTTGCCTTACATCAAAAGTTGGGTCATTGGTTCCATAGAAAGTTGATATTGGTAAAGAATTTGGCTCAATCTGTATTGCATACCCAATCAGCGTCGCGTAATACTCGTCCGAACCGTCTTCAATGGTTTCCATTTGAAAAGAAGTTTTTGAAAACTTTAACGGTAAACGTATAGTGTTCATAATGAGCCCACAATCACACCTTCGTCAAGCGAGTCATTCAATAGTACAACAAGAACGCGTGCCCCAACTGCGGGCAAGGTAAGTGTCTGGCTGTAAACACCAGAGATATCTGTTGTGGTATTTGAGAGGGAAACACCTGTTATTACACTTGACCCCGAGACAGTGCCAGATGTCGTGGTAATAGTTTGTTTTACTGGTGTTGTCACGGGGAAGGTGAATGAAGCCATAAACTTGTACGGACCGAGTTGGGCATCAGAATTCAATGCCACTATTTTGACAAAACCAGTCCGCGTAGAATCGTTTTTTGCTGTAAGGACACCTAAATGTATTGAAGAAAAAGAAGCGCTGACCCCCGCTGTTGAATCAGCCCTGTCCATTCCATCTATGGAATCTCCACCAATCCTCATACTCATACTTTTATCCTCCGCCTATCACTGTTGTTTCAGAAACTTTTTGGTCAATCTTCTTTTTGTCCTCTGGGGAAATCTTGTCCAGAGTAGCAAAAGATATCTTCACTGGTTCGGGCACTCCGTATTGATATGCAACAGAAGTAATCAAATACGCAGTTGTGTCAAAACCTTTAATCCCATAGACAACTACTGTCATCCCTGCTCTAATATTGTAGGCGCTACCAACATTCTGTTCATATTTGTCCCCAACCCAGATATTCGCTGATCCTTCCGACTCTTTAGGGCTATCCATTGACCTGCGCATATCGGGCACTTCGGTCAGAAAGAAGTTCATTTTTTCGTCGTTTGGAAACTTCAACGGTATGTAATAAAGGGGTCGCACTTCCGTTCCGCCACTAGCCTTCTTGAAGGTGTACGCCTCGGTTTTCTCAACACCCCAACGACCAATAAGCCAATTAGGGGAACCGTAATACAATGTTGGTACAGCCGTAGTTCCACCCTCGGGTATCGCATACATAACAAAACAAAGATATTGAAGATCTTTAGCCGAACGAACCAAAACATCGTAAACAGATTCTTTGTTTTTTTCTGTTTTAACTTTAATTGTTGTCGTTTTGATACCTGTTGGTTGCTGACCCATAAACCCTAAGCCAAACTTTTTTGCGACTTTTTGCGCATATTCGTAAGCAGTCGTGGATTTGAGTGCCTGCGGTTTTTTGTCCATTTTCATTCGTTGGATGGCTTCAGTTCTCAGATCCAACTTGATTTTAAAATGTTCACCTTCGCCGTTGGACACTTCATGAACTGCGATCATGTACCGCTCTTTGAGTGTCCCATCAAAGAAATCAACTATGTTCCCCACAGCAAAATATCCGTTATTCCACATCTCAAGTTTTTTGTCAACAAGTTCAACCGTTACCTGTGATGCGCCATCTACTGTGTAACTGACAGTAATGTTCGTAACACTTTGAGCGATTTGCGCCCTAACCTTTGACGAGTCGTTGCCAACGATTATTATCGTGTTATCAGAAATCATATTTTGTTATCCGTTAGCAGTTTGCTTACATGGATTAGGTTTCTTGTTCTTTTGAAAATCCATGAGTCTTCCCTCTGACTTAACCCAACACTTAACTATATTGTTTTTCTGTGCGTCAATAAATTCTTGAGCAAGTCTGAGAGCAGTCTCAGTTGCTGACTCCCACTTTCCAGTCTCTTTGTCTTTTTTACATATCTTCTTGTGGTTATCGCGGTATATCTTATCTTTGCATGTTTTTGTAGGACGCGTAAAGGGAAGCGGTGGAATTAAAGTTATATTAATATTTGGATTCCTATTCTCCACCAAACTAATTTTTACATTAGCCATACTGATTTTGTTATCTTTGTTGCGTCGTGTAACTTCAACACTCATGTCGGTGATAGAAAAATACAATCCTTGCAACTTTTCTGCGCTCATATTCCTAAAAATAAAAGGAGAATTTGTAAAAATATCGTAGTTAAGTAACTGAAAAACTTTGTCACTACTTGAAGCCATTCGCCTTAAAGCAAAAAGTTCCCGATCAACACTTGTTATAAGACCATCTCCGGGGTAGGCAATTAGAGCAGTAAAATCAACTGTCATCAGCGAGTGAGATTTGAAAGCAACGATAGGTGTTGTTCCGGGTCTCGCAATTTGAACCATCTCGTCAGACAATTTTCCAACGTTGACTTCTCGTGGACTGTACGGAAAAACAAAATCTTCGGTTTCGTTATCCGATGAACGCATCCTTAAAATAAGTGGTAGTGCACCGGGGATCGCAGACTGCATCCTGTCCGCTTCTGGAGTGGGATCTTTAAGGCGAACCCAAACCGTTACTGAAGTAGCCATTACGTCTTAGGACCTCCAGTTGGAACTGATGGACCTCGTTCTTGCTGATCACGCAAAGCCTTAGCAATAGCAGCCTCAATTTGCACAATAGTTTGCCTATCCAAAACTGACGCATGGATAGTCGTCTGTGCTATATAAGTATCTGGCACCACTGGTGCGACTACATCTGAACCTGTCGGCTGAAGGTATCTTCGTTGCCCAGGGTCAACATCACTATAAGTTTTATATTCTTCAACCGCGCTACCTGTTTTTATGACTTTTGAAATTTGACTTTCAGCATATGTCGGATCCAATTCTTTTGATGCGTTTATTAGGTTAGCCAAGAACTGAGGATTTGTAGCGGTTTCAGTCTTGAGGTATGCCATCAGTTTTTTGGGATCTAGTTTGTTTGG